ACAATACTTACCATCCCCATAGTTGCCACTAATTAACCACAATGCACATAATTGGTTTAAAGACCAGGTTTTAGAACTTCTAGTCCCTCCTCTATTTATTACGATTTTAGACTGACTGTCATAGTTACGCTCAAATATTTCAGTCGCTTCCACGCTTAATATTAATGTTTATATTATTGACTGTGGATTCAATCTCTTGTTTGTCTGGTGCATTTAGTCCAAACATCTTAGCTATAGAATCATAAGCACCCCTATAGTCAGAACCCTTGACCATTTCTTTTAGTAAATAGAATTTAGCTTTCTGCTCTTTTGTTAGGTTTTCTTTTGCTGCTAGGTCCATTAGATACTCCCAACTTTTAATCATCTTAAAATAGCCGTCAGCTACTTCCTTTCTAGTTATTTGGAAGGCTTCTGCTTCTTTTGTTTTCAATTCTTGCACCCTTGTACTTATATTGTACTGAGCTAAGAGGTGACTAGCCTTAGTTGCTATAGTCTCTAACTTAGTATCTTGACCAACATCATAAGCTCGTCTATAAGCCTCTGACGCATTGCCAGTATTGACATACTCCTCAGCAAATTTATTTTGTTTAGGTGTTAGCTTTGTCATAGTTTCTCGCTATTGTCTATAACTTGTTTTATAAAGTAGTCTGGAAGTCTCCTCCATTTTCTTTTAGCTTCCATAAACCTAACAAAGTAATTCACAGCTTTACTTCCAAACTTAGCTTTTTGCTCTTTTATTTCTTTAGGTGTTAGTTTCATTTAAACTCTACTAGGTCCTCAATATTAACTTTAAATTGTTTATAATTACCTTCCTCTGTATGGCTAACTATTGCCAACTTACTATCTAATGATTTTATATAAACTCTTTTATTATTATATGTTAATCTCCTTTTTAACATTTTGTCTTTAAAAGTCTTCTTCGTCATCCAATCCATTTTCTTCGTGTATGTATGCTAATTCTAATATTCTATAATCTGCGTCAAAATCAAAAGTTGTTGTTGCTACTCCATTAATGTTAAAACACTGGTAAACTTCTCCATTCATTTCTGAGTAGAAATATAGTCCCTCATCGTCTATATAATAACCATAGCTAAAATCACTTTTTAGTAGGTCTCTTTCGTCTAACATTCTTTTTCTTTTTTACTTGTTTAACTTCCTTAGCTTCTTTTTCAGTAAGCCAATTAAATAAGATTTGCATTTGAGATTTTACACAACTATTGCAAGCCCAACTCACTTTCATATCTGGATGTAATTCTTTTAGTATTGGTTCTAAGTTGTTTCTTAAAAAAGATATGTCTACAGAGCCAGGAAAGGCACTTGTTTTGTTATATAGTTTTATGGTTTCTTCTATTGTCATAGCAATCGTCTTTCAATTATACGTAAAATTAACGGAGTTGTTAATATTATTGGGTTTAAAGTTATTAAAAAATAAATTAATGATAGCCAGAAGGTAAGGCAGAAACTACAATTAAAAGGCTTGTAGTCCCATTTATCTATCAAAGGTCTAGCATAGTCTACCCATGTAGTAGCTATGGTAATTATTACTAATATACTAACTATAGAATTCATTTAATGTCCATTTTTGTTTTATCTTGTTTGCTAATTCTTTAAACTTATATTGTATTGTATTACGGTGAATGTCGCTTTTCTCAGCTAAACAATTACGGTTGCCACTACAAATCAATAATTGTTCCATCATTATTTTATCTAAGCCATCTAAAGAGTCAATAAGGTCTTTTAGTACCTCATCTTTAAAACAACTATTAGAATAGGTTTCTATATCCTCTATACTACTAAATTGACTAGGTAAATAGTATTTAGTTCTGTATTGTCCACGCTCGCTAATTATTTGATATAGGCAAAGTTTATAAACATATTTCTTAATAGAGTTTTCTTTGTCTAATTGAATAATAAAATCTTCACCCTTGTTAAGTAGTATCATGAAAATGTCTTGTTTAAAGTCCTCTAACTCTACAACATTGTATTCTCTACCTATCCAAAATATAAAGTTTTCTATTTTCTTAATTAGCTTTCTGTCCATTAATATTCTTTTGTTACGTTGTACATTTCAGACTTGAGAAAACTTATGTTGGTCCTCATTGCATCTATTACCCTATAGCCAGACTCTAACAATCTTCTAAGTTTATACATCTCAGGGACTTCTACATTAGCTTCATTAGTAGCTCTAGCTACAGAAAATCCCTCTTTAACTCTATCATGTATAACCTTTTCATAGTTTTGATGTGCTTCTGTTCTAATAGTTTCTATATAGTATAGATAGGCAGTTAATTCTTTTAGTTGTTTATTTAAGCTGTTTCCATCAAATACGTCAGTTTGTTTATATTCTTTGATTATTTCAGCTATTTTAATTAGTGTTGATTTCATTGTTTTTGTTGTTTAGTATTTCATAACAAAGTTTATAAGGGATTTTGCTACGTTGATAATTATTTTTTAATCCTTGAGTTCCTGTCTTAGATCCTCTTGGTGCTTCTTCGTGATGACAGTTTTTATTACCGTTAAAACATTCAGGTCTTGGCATCCATCCATTAGGATTAAATAAATTAGCTATATTATTTGACCAGATGTCTGTAGGCTTTGCTCTACTATCACCATAACGACAATACCAAACAGTAGTCTTAGGTATGCCAGACATAAAATTCATCTTTCTTAAATAACCTCTAGGATTCTCAATATAATATGTACAGTCAAACTCTTTAATTAATTTTAAAGTATTAATAACTAGCCTATCACTTTTAGCTGCAAAATCTGTTTTAGGTTTTCCCATATCTCTATGGTGTGAAATTGCTGCTATTGAATATGTAGTACATGGTGGACTTGCCCATATAATATTCGGCTTAAATGGAATGTGCTTTTTTTCTAGAAACTCTATATCTTTTACTAAATCTATTTTATCAAAAGGCTTTACATCAACAGAAAAAACATTATAACCTAACTGCTCAGCTACCTTTCCAACGCTTCTAGATCCTGCAAATAATTCAAGAACATTCATCTTGTAATTGTTGTATGGTTAATAATAAATTCATGAAGTCCTCAAATTCTAGACAGGCGTAGTCTCTCTCAAAGTTTTTAGTAAACACTACAACAGGAGTTTTTCCCATAGGTCTGTCACTTCTAGCCTGTTCTAAGGCTTTCCAGATGTTTAGTTTTTCTTGGTTCTTACATTCCCAGTGATAGTCAAATAGAATAGAGTCTGGGTTTATGTCTATAATGTCTCCTTTAAAGTTATCCATACCACCACTCATAGGGGTGCGTCTTACATTAGTATCAAACTTTTTATTTAGTTGTTTAGCCACGTCTCTTTCAAAACGATCACCTTTTTTTTTAGAATTTATAGTCATAATTTTTGAAAATGTTTTCTAATAATTTTACCTAAGTCAGCGTCATTAGGATATATCCTACAGAGTAAATTAATACTACCGTCAGTGCTACTATAAGGATGACTATAGTCTGTGTCCTTTGTTTGTCTATATTCATTTAAACTCCTTTTCTTCATTTTTATTATTATACTTTTTAATTAATAAAGTAAACACGCAACCACAAAAAAAAACTGTGACGTGTGATGCTAATATAAGAAAATAAATTTTATCCATTTTTGTTAGATTCTAATTCTGCTTTTTTTAAATTGTGTTTATAGGTAGAAAATTCTGCTTTTAATATAGCATTTTCTTTATAAGCTACAGCGTTTTCATATTTTAATTTAGATATGTCTTTATAGTTTTGTCTAATTTGGTGCTGTAGATCGTGTATAAGTTCTAGTATATCCATTAAAACTTCTAGTCCTTCCTGTTTTACTTTATTATTAGTCTTTTCTACTTCGGCACTAGCTTTAATAATCATTATATCTAGCTTATTTTTTCTTAACATTACGTCTAATTCATCCATTCTGTATGTGTTTTAGTGGATTATTACCTCCAATTGTATAATAACCATTGTAAAAATTAAATCTTAAAGGCTCATCTAATGTAGTAAGTTCTCCTCCAGTCATAACATTTTTAACCTTTTGGACATGCAGTTCTGTCATTGTTTTAAACTCTGGGTGATTACCCATTCTGTGAATAGCATATACGTCGTCCGCCCTATTTATCATCCCCATGCCTCCCTCAATATCACTAGACTTAGGAGGCTGGACAAAGCCCTCTAAAGTATGACCAGGCTTATAGACTCTTCTTGCTGCTTCACTTATTGGGTGTGTATTAATATAAACTGTCTTTCCAGTCTTGTTACAAAACTCCCTTACATTATTGCAGAATAAATAGTTTCTGTCAAACTGTCCTAGCTTGCCACCTCTTTCTATATTTAAACCAGTGTAAGGGTCTATTAAGCAACCGTCTACATCTTCTTTAGCAAATATATTTAAAAGGTCTGAGGCTGTATATAGCTTTCTATTATCTACAAATTTAAAGTAAGTGTCAATAATTTCTATTTGTTTTTTAATTTCTGACTCAGTTAGGTCCTCAACTCTTTGTCCTGTTAGCATTTGAATCATGCTAATTTTTAATAGTTCTGGAGAGTTTTCTCCACTCCAAACACACCATTTTAAATTGTTATTCATAGAGTGGCATAGTAAATACCAAATAAAAAAATAAGTTTTACCAACATTAGGAAAGCCAGAAACGACTACCATTTGACCAGGTTTAAATCTTACATACTTGTCGGTAATTGTACAGCCTATTCCTAGACCTTTTTTAATCTCTCCGTTTTTGTATTTAATAGCGTAGTCTAGTCCGTAGCCTTTATTTAGTATCATTGATCGTGCTTAAAAATTTCTTTAGTGAGTCTGAGTTTTTGTGTATAGGGTCACTAAATGTAGTTTTTTTCTTTGACTTTTTAGCAGCTTCGACTCGTTTTAAATATTGTTCTTTTCTTTCTTGATATTGTGTATCTAGAAATTTTATATTAATTTGGTTGTCCTTTTTTTCTATCATTCCCTCATTTATTAGAACGTCTAAAGAATCTTGACCAATTCGCCTAGACATTTTAACATAAGTCATTGAACAATCTTTATTCCAGTAGTGAAAACAGGCATCTATAAAAGATCCTTTGTCCTCTTTAGATAAATACATAATGTCACCCCCTAGCCATTGACTAGGAAATGCTTTAAAATAGGGTAGTTCTTTGCTCAAAATATGCTTTGTTTTTTTGTTCGTATTTATAAAAAGCTAATAGCTCATTTTCATTTAATGACTCTTCTGTGTATAACCTTTCGGAAGTAGAAGACACTGGTTTAATGTCCTCTACTTCTTTTTTAGGTTGTTTGTAGTCAATATATTTAAAATCCTTTTTCTGGATTCTATAGGCTTGTATTAAACTAATATAAGTTATTTTATATTTTTTAGCAATTTCAGGCATTGTCATTCCGTTTGTCAACATATTTTGTATATCTAACGAACTTAAACCCAATGATTTCAAGACTCTTGACTCTTTCATGATACTTAAAAGGGTAAGTCATCAGAACTATTAGAAACCTCAGCAACTGGCTTAGTCTCTTTTTGTTCTTCTGGGTTGTATGTGTTAACACTTAAAGAAACATCTTTTCCGTATTGATCAGGCTGGTCCTTTAGGTTTACATTTAATTTAAGATACTTGCTTCCTTTATAATCGAAAACATGTTCTTTTACTTTGTCAATATGAACAGTAACAGTCATCCAGTTATCATTCATTTTTTTACCGCCTCCGCAGTAGATTGTTGGTTTTTTTTCCATTGTTATTTGTTTTTCTTGTTTTAAATCTGACATAAAATGCCATTCTTTTTTTATCATTAAAATTTATAAGTAATTCCTACAGCTACAAAAAAACCTCCTGTAGCTATTGCAAGAGTGTTAGGGTTAAAACTTAGCTTTTGTTTGTGCCATACCATGCTAGTAGTTCCAGCAGTCATCAAACTTAAGCCTCCAATTATAGCAATTTTTTTCATAATCTAAAAGTTTAAGTCTACCCAAAGACTTTTTAGGTATGATCTACACTCTTGAACTCTGTCATAAATCTTCCTTATATCCTCTTCATTTCTATAGATTTCAAACACTTTAATTCTATATCTAGAGTCTATGTCAGAATATTTATATTTACTAGCAAACTCTACTAAGTCAGTGCTTTCGTCTCCAAAGTATTCTCTTTGAATTAACTCCTCAGGCGTGTCCATTAGTGTATAGATTAATTTATACCTATCTATGTCAGTCAAAGCCATATAGCCCTGAGCTTGCCAGTAATAGTCTTTATTAGGCACACTATTAAAGTATAGAGGAAAGCTAAAACAATCCCAACTATTTTTTACATCTATTATATATTCATCTAAAATAGCGTCTGGAGTTCCTGTTAAAAAGCCATTTTCAAAAGACTCTTCATTCTTTA